CCCGTCCGTATCGCTGCCAGTCCTTTCCCTGCATGAGCACAGGCTCCGCGACGTACTCTTTGCCTCCCTGCTCCTGAGTAAACCCTTGTCGAAGCCGTAGGAGCTGCGGTCGGCTGTATCCCGTGAGGCGGATTACCTCCGCCTCGGTGATTGTAAAAGCCATCATTCAGTTATTCTCCCCTCTCGTCTGAGAGAGGGGTTTTTTAAAATCGTGATACCAGTCGTCCGTTGTCGGTATCTCCCCTGCTTCGAGACGAGCCTGCATTGCTTTACAGACATCTAAGATTTCTTCAGCCTCTTCCTCTGAGATGTTTACTTCAATTCCATCAGCGTAATCCATCACAGCATCACTGCTGGCAAGATTTTCTGACCTGTACTCTGCTGCTGCTGAGTCCATGATTCCTTCTGCAACTATAAGACGATTGCTTTTCATGATGATCTCTCCGGTTTGGTTATGCGGGGTTTCCCCCGCTGTTGGTTGGTTTGTTAAATTTATTCGATAACCCTACATCCGTTAAATGCTTGCGTTGCAGCATCTCCACTGTAGAGATATTCATCAGCCCATACTTCCCGTTCCAGCTCATCCCAATCCTCAATATTTTCATCTTCTAATTTTGCCCCAGGCATCACAAGTATGACCGTGTACTCGTTTGCAAATCCTCTTTCGTTGTCCCTGTAGAGTCTTGCGCCGTCTGAAATTAAATCTTTTAATCCATCTACCAGGCTTTCCTTCCTTTTCGATTCGTGGGCCTCTCCGGTTATCTCGTCATCGCTGATGTACATCTCATCTGACAGCTTTTCCTCGATCTTATCCAAATCCTCAACCCCACCCATATCAACAAGCCATTTAAAGCCACTACCGGCAACATACTCGGCGATCAGATCATCATTAATCGTGAGTACGTTACCAATCCAACAACAATCTGAGATTGAGTCGTCATCATTAAATCTGCCTTGCCTGTCAATCCCCCAGGAAAACTGGCACCCACAATCACTCGTTAATTTGATCTCGTAATTTCCACTATCAATTGCTTTTGTTATTTCTGTATGTGTCATTTTAAATCTCCGTTTTGTTGTTTGTCATACCCACTGATTAAATATGCACAATTGTTTTTTATTTGTCAAGTGGAAAAATAAAATAATGTAAAATAATATTCAGAAATAAAAGATTTTTGAGGAAAGTAACGTAATAAATTCGGCCGTTTTTTTGTGCGGTCATAGTGTCTATCATCAGATATGTCACAACAAGCACTTACACACAAGAGAGAGACTTTTGCGAGGCTCTATGTAGAGCGTGGGGACGCAAGCAAGGCTTATAGAGAGGCTTTTCCGTCGTCGCAGAATTGGAAAGATAAGACGGTCTGGGAAGCTGCATCAAGACTACTCAAAGACAGCAAGGTTTTAGCAAGGATCACAGAGCTAAAAAGCAAGCGAGCACAGAAACTTGATATTTCCGAAAACCGCGTACTTGCTGAGATTGCTTCTGTTGCATTTTCTAACGTCGCAGAGCTCGAAGCAGATCATGGAGGGTTTGCAGGTCTCAAGACGCTTAAGCCAGCAACACAACGGGCAATCCAGTCTGTCAAGTTCAAGCGATATTTAGAGCGCAAGACTGAAGGAGGATTTGAAGAGGTGGAGATCACAGAGATAAAGATGCACCCCAAGCTGCCAGCTCTTGAGAAGATCTGCGAGATAAAGGGAATCACAGCGCCACCTATCCAGCAAAGACCTGTAGAGGTCACTATCAACGTCACAGGGAACGCCGATGTTCACGCTCGAAACTGATATCGAGATTATTGACACTCAACAAATCGTTGAGAAGCTCCCCATCTCCCTTCCGTATCGGTACACAGCGCGTCCGTACCAGCAAAAATTATTCGAGGCTAAGTTTGTACTCAAGATGCTGCGGTTTGCCGTTGTGTGGCATCGCAGGGCCGGTAAAGACAAAACATACTGGCAGATCGCAGTTGCAGCTACACAAGAGAGGGTTGGAAGCTATTGGTACATGCTCCCGAAACAAACACAGGCCCGCAAAGCGATTTGGAAGGGTAGAGGCAAGGACGGGCTTACATTCCTTGATCATATCCCAAGAGAGATAACTAAGAGCGTCAACAATACAGAGATGTATGTCGAGTTCACTAACGGCAGCCTTCTTTATGTGCTTGGCTCTGACACGTACAACAACTTGGTGGGCAACAATCCTCTTGGAGTGGTCTTCTCAGAGTGGTCTTTGTGTGATCCTGCGTCATGGGACTATCTACGTCCTATACTTGCAGAAAATGGCGGGTGGGCGATGTTCTGCTACACTCCTCGCGGCAGGAATCACGGCTACACTTTGCTTCAGACAGCCATCAAGTACTCTGATAGATGGTACTCAAGCGTCCTGACGGTCAATGACACCACCGACAATGACGGGAATCCGATAATCACGCAGGAAATTATTCAGACTGAACGGGACGAAGGAATGAGTGAGGATATGATCGAGCAGGAGTATTACTGCTCTTTTGATGCTGCCGTGCCTGGGTGCTACTTCTCGTCAGAGATCAAAGCAGCTTATGCTGATAACCGGATATGCAGAGTGCCGATTGAGCCAGCACTGCCAGTTTACACTTTTTGGGATTTAGGCATATCGGACGACATGGCAATATGGCTCATGCAGCCAATCGGTAAAGAGGTTCGATTCATCGCCAGCTATAACAATTCAGGCGAGGGCATGCAGCACTACATAGACTGGCTCCTTGATTTTCAGAAGCAGCACAAGATTAGGTACGAGAAGCATTACGCTCCGCACGATATAGCAGTGAGAGAGCTGATGAGTGGCGTAAGTAGGCTTAAGACAGCTCAAGACATGGGCATCGATTTCGAGCAGGTACCTAGGGTGGCGCAAAAGTCAGACAGTATAGAGGCAGTACGCAAGTTCTTCCCACGGCTTCTGTTCGATGAGGTGAGATGCGAGTACGGTTTGAGCGCACTTGCGAGCTATCATAGAGAGTATGACGAGGACAAAAAGGTTTTCTTGGCAAGACCATGTCACGACTGGTCAAGTAATCTTGCTGATGCTTTACAGACTTTTGCAACGGCGTGGGAAGATCCGAAGCCAAAAAAACCAAAAGAAAGCCAGCCGTCTGGTGGCTGGATGGGCTCATAAAACATAATCACAACAACCATGACAGTCACTATGCTCCCCGGCTCTGAGCCCATCAAAATTTACGATACAAAGACAGATCAAGAGTTTCTCTTGCTTGCATACCAGCGCTTTAACTACGGGTGGGACTACTGGCGACCAAACTATCAGGCCGCACAAGAGGACTTAGAGTTTACTTATATCGACCAATGGTCAAAAGAGGATCGTAAGGCGCGTAAAGGCAGGCCCTGCTTGTCGCTCAACAAGTTGCCAACATATCTGGATCAGGTCATGGGAGATCAGAGGCAAAACAGGCCGTCAATTGTGGTGCACCCCGTTAATGGCGACAAACCGGATGTACAGCAGCAGCCAGCTCCACGGCAAGGGATGGATCCTGCTCAACAAATGCAAGGGCCTCCACAACAACAGCCTCCGCCAGAACAGAATAAGGTTAAAAACATCGCAGGGACAAAGGATTATTCTGAGTCGGAGATACGCAACGGGATAATTCGCAACATCGAGCAGATAAGTAATGCCGATTTGCATTACGACATGGCGTTTCAGCATGCGATCGAAGGCGGGTTTGGGTGGCTGAGACTGATAACGGCTTACTCAACAGAGGACACTTTTGATCAGGATCTGTTAATTAAATCTGTCAGAGATCGTTTCTCGGTTATCATAGATCCTCAGGCGATATCAGAGCCAGACTTCTCGTGCGCGGACTGGTGCTTTATTAGTGAGATCATGCGCAGGAAAGAGTTTCAGGCTCGGTATCCAGATGCTGTTGACTCAGCTTATACAACAAGCATGGCCACATCTCATCCGTCTTGGCACACCGAAGAGATGGTACGGATTTCCGAATACTTTTGGCGTGAGCCAGTGGATAGGTCGTTGGTTTTGCTCAGTGATGGCCGTGTGACGTTCATGGATAAGATCAAGGACGTGGTAGATGACCTTGTAGCAGAGGGGATTCACATTCTCAAAGAACGAAAAGTAAAGACCTACAAGGTCATGTGGGCAAAGATTACAGCTCAATCAATACTTGAGAGACCGCAGGAAGTTCCATTTGAAACAATCCCCATCGTTCCGGTGCTGGGTAAAGAGGTTACGATTGGTGATAACGTCTATTTCCGTGGCCTTGTCAGGTACGCAAAAGACGCTCAGCGGATGCACAACTATTGGATGAGTGCAGCAACAGAGCGTGTTGCTCTTGCTCCTAAGTCACCGTGGGTAGCTGATGCCAAGAGTATCATGGGGTATGAAAATATGTGGGAAAATGCGAATTGGGAAAACGCATCTGTACTAAAATACAATCATCGTCCTGATGTTCCTGCTCCAGCGAGGGTACAACCTCCATCAATGCCTTCAGCAGAGCTCAACCTTGCAATGTCCGCTGTCGATGAAATAAAGGCGACAGTTGGGTTGTTTGACGCATCGATGGGACAACAGGGCAATGAGATAAGCGGCAAAGCTATTATCGCAAGGCAAAGGCAGGGAGATAGAGGGACGTTTGCCTTTATTGACAACCTTTCTAGGGCGATGAGGCGGATAGGGAAGCTCTTAATCTATTCTATTGCAGAGGTATATGACTCCGATAGGGTGATCCGGTTAAAGTTCAACGACGGGAAAGGGGATTGGGTGACAATCAATGAGAGCATACTTGACCACAAGACAGGTAAGGTTGTGCAGATACACGACATTTCAGCAGGTAAGTTTGATTGTACTGTCACTGTTGGCCCTTCTTATCAGACGCAGCGGACAGAATCGGCAGAGGCTTTGATACAGTTCATGCAGGCTGTTCCGGCAGCAGCACAGGTTATACCTGATCTTGTCGCCAACAACATGGACTTCCCCGGCGCGGAAGAAATTGCTAAGCGGCTACAGAAAACTCTTCCACCAGGTATTCTCTCTCCACAGGAACAACAGGACGCAGGCATACAGCCACCACAACCAACGCCAGCAGATCAAGCGGCAATGGCTAAGATACAGGCTGAAATGGCAACAGCGCATGCCACTGAGAGCATGGCGCAGGCAAAGACACTGGAAGCTCAGGTTAAGATTAAGGAGCTTAAGATGATGGCGCAACAAGCGAACCCGGCAAACATGGCTGATGCCGTTAGAAATCTTATCGCTGAATCACTGGCTGAGATTATGGCGAAACCTCAAGGGGCCGGTCAACAGCCTCAACCGCAACAGCAGCAGCAGGTGCCGATGCAAGGAGATGCATCGTAAAGGCGAAAAAGAAAACGGATAACGAATTTCCGTTATAGGCACAGCGAAGCCGGACTAATCACCCGGCTTTTTTTATTCCTGAAAAGATTCCCCGTTTTAATCAGTCGCAGTCCGATTCAAGTTGCACGAAATGCTACGAGTGGCATATCACTCGGCATAATTCGCAACTAAATGCGCCACACAGATGCCAGAGGATGTAATACCAGCAGTACAAACCGAAAGTGTTCCAGATGCCACTGATGGACGGGAACATTTTATCGCCACCAAATTTGAAGATTTAACCGCGGCCCCCGCAAAGGAGCCAGAGCAGGAGCCGGAACCTGTCAAAGATACTCCCGCTGTTGATGCAAGCCCAGAACCTGTCCACAAAAGTAACAGAGTTCAGAACCGCATTGATCGATTGACTCGAGAAAAGAATGATGCAGCAAGAGAGAGGGACGCGTTAAAGCAAGAGCTCGCAGCAGCAAAAGCAGCGAAAGAACCGAACCTGACGGATTTCGCTGATTACGCGGACTATGAAACCGCGCGCGATGCTTGGCGTGATGCTAATGCTCAAACAACTCAACAACCTGAAAAGCCTGCCAACAGATGGGAGGAACGAGAGGTAGCTGAAGCTCTCAAAGAAGTGCAGTCAACTTTTGATGATGCCAAAGCAAAATATGCCGACTTCGATGCCGTCATAGAAAAAAATGGTTCGGTAGTCACTCCCGATATGATCAAGATTCTCGCGGAATGCGATGATCCGGGAGACGCGGCCTACTACTTATGCAGCAACACTGATGAGGCGGAAAGGATAGCGCAACTCAATCCACTCCAACAAGCTAAAGCCATTGGAAAGATTGAGGCGAAGCTATCAATTGTACCACAGAAACCAATTAAAAAACAATCCAACGCACCAGCTCCGATACGTCCCGTTGGTATTGGCAGCAAGGACATAAGCAAGCCGTATAAGGATCAATCCTTTGCGGAGTTCGAGGCTGTCAGAAATAAAGAGCGTAAGGCAATGGGCGGATGGTAAAACAAAAGGAACTAAGTTATGACGATGACCTTAGGACAGATGGGCAACTCGGTTGTGGTTGCCGATATCATCTGCAAAGAAGCTTTAGTACTGCTAAAAAACAACCTCGTATTCGCTCCACTGGTATTCCGTGGATATGAATCTGAAATCGGGAATGGACATGGCGATACCATTACCATCAAGAAGCCGTTCAGAACAAAAACAGCTTCGGGACGCGTGCTGGTTAAACAGCCTTTAGTTGATCAGACATTAACCTTTAAACCTCAATTCCGGGAGCATTTCGCCTGCTCCGTGTCAGATGAGGATCTGACATTGACGCTTAATCAGTACAGCGAGCGGTACTTAAAGTCCGGCATAATCGGTATCGCGAATGTCATTGACAAGTCAATTGCCGACACAATCAAAGTTGGATCGTTCTTCACTTATGGTACTCCTGGTACTGCACCTACCATTGATACTTTTCATGATGCTTCTGCTGTCATGGATGATCTCGCAATACCTAATGACGGGATGAGGGTTGTGGTACTCAATTCTGCCGATGGATCGAACGTTTCAAAAGCTGTCTACGGAAAGTACAACGAGGATATGGTAAAGACTGCTATCACAAAAGGGTATCTTGGCCCTATCGCTGATTTCAGCCTATACAAGTCCACCAATACGTCTCCAATGACCGTTGGTCTACAGGGTGGTACTCCGCTTATCAACGGCGCATCACAGACGGGGACTTCCTTGATTTCTGACGGATGGACTGGCAGCGTTAAGGTGCTTAACGCTGGTGACGTTATTGCGCTTGCAGGGGTTTATGAGATTAACCCTCAGAACTACGGTTCTACAGGCCGGCAGCAAGGCTTTGTTGTCACGTCTGATGTCTACTCTGACAGTTCAGGAAATGCGGTTATCCCTATCCTTCCTGCGATCAATAACGGCACGTTGTCTACTACGGACACGGAAGGAAACACGGTATCTCTTGCTGCATACCAGAATGTAAGTGCTGCACCTGCCGACAATGCCGCAATTACAATCAGCGGAACATCGGGCGGAATTTATCGCCAGAACTTGTTCTTCCACAAACATGCATGTGCCTTCGCAATGGTTCCTATTGATATCCCTAAATCGTTTGTCGTCAAATCAAGAGTAACTGATCCTCTCAGTGGTCTGTCTCTTGGCATGTGCTCCGCTGCTGATATCAACAACATGGACGAAACCACAAGGATTGACGCAAAATGGGGAGTGAAGATGATTTACCCTGAGCTGGCACTGCGGAACTATTCGTCTAAACTTAACTAATCAATGAGCCCGGCTTGTTCGGACTTAAACCTTGGAGATTATTGATTATGGGAACACCTATTATAACAGTAGGAACTCCACCTTCCAGCGGTACGGTAAGTATCGCTACGGAGGCATGGGGAAGAACGGGGATGTATAAAACCGTCATTTCACTGAATAAAGCCAGAGTGCCGACTGTAGATGCCGGCGCTTCAGGCTCATATGGTACACTGCCTCTTGCAACGCTGATTCCTGGAGCGCAATACGTGGAGTCGGCATTCCAGAAATATACCTCCTTCGCTGAAGGGTCTGCCCTTACAACAGGTGCAGGAAACGCTGCTTTTGTCATTGGTGTTGGGAGTGCGGCAATTGCAGCGGCAGCGGATAAGGTACTGGCGACAGCAAACCAAGATATTATTTCAGCTCTTACCCTTACGAACTCAGGGGGGACAAGTGCAGGTAGTGCTGGAATGATCGGAACCAAATTTGCGGATGGTTCTTCAACACCAAATACGTGGAGCCTCAACCTCTCTGTTTCTGCGGCAACGTCAAATGCCTCGAGCTATCTCGATGTGACAGGTACAATCTGCATCCTTTGGTCTAATCTTGGAGTTTATTAACCATGGGTAGATCGCCAAACATGATGAAATTGCCGGTGGTCAAACCAACTCCTCCAAAGGTAACAGCACCAAAGATGTTGATACCAAAACCAAGACCGCCAAAAGCAAGGCTCTCTCCTGCTGTAAGAGCGAAGTAAGAGAAGAGTTATTTCCAATAACCATTAAACGATCCGCTATCATGGCAAAGAAAAAGAAAGGTTGTTGAAAGTAGGGCGGGAACTGTAATAGCTTCCGCCTGAAATGTATTGGTGGGTGAGTGGTTAAAACCGTAGGTCTGTAAAACCTATTCCTTCGGGATTCGCTGGTTCAAATCCAGCCCAATACACAAGTCTCATTAATCCTACATCCCTGCATCATGAGAACATGGCTTTACCACAAAACACTACCAGCGGCTATCTATGACAAAAGCAAAGACGATATGGAAAAACTTCATAACGACGGCTGGCGTGACAGTCCATCGGCTTTTGTTTCGGATAAACATCGTTCTATACCTATTCTGGAATTACCTGTAGTAAAACCTATCGCAACAAAGAAGAAAATATGACTGTAACTGATATTATGAAAATGTCGCTAAGCTTGATCGGTGTTCTTGCTGATGGAGAAGATGCTGATACATCAATGTTGAACTCCGCGCTGGCATTTTTTAAGATAATGCTTAACACTTGGAGCGCCGATAATCTTATAATTCCGGTGATATCGAGGGATACATTCACATCTCTACCACAAACACAGGTCGTAACGATAGGGCCGAGTATGGACTTGCCTTTACCGATCTGTCCTATAGCGGTAGAGGGGATAACAATAACTGGGAGCGATGAGGTTAATTATGATCTTATCCCTATAGCGGAAGAGGTTATTCGGTCACAGAGCAACACACTTATAAACGTTATTCCTAAGTATTATAGTTTCTTGCAAGGAGATACGACAGCAAGTATCCTTTTTTCTTCATCTCCCAGCTCGGGACTTAGCATTTCAATTCGATCATTAAAGCCTTTTGATACGTCGTTCTCTTTGACTGACAATGTAATCCTCCCTCCAGCCTACCAAATGCCGATCGTTTATGGGTTGTCGGTATTGTTGAGTCCAAAATACGGGAAGAGACTTGACCAGACAATAGCCGCTGCCGCGGTATCTTCTTATGATATGGTTAAAAATCGAAACTCTCATCTCAGGGAATCACCACCAATGCGAATGGATGCGGGAATGCCCGGCGTATGTCGGTATCCATTCAACAGAGGATATTAATGAGCGTCGCTCCAATACAGTTTGCGGTATCGTCCAGCGAAGGAAGAAGTGAGCTGGTGAATGGTTCTCGTCTCGTAAACTTTTTCACTGAGACACTCCCGCCGGACAGTAAAGAGCCTTCGGTACTATATGGAACTCCGGGACAAAACCTTTTCTCAACTCTACCAACAAGTCCTGTCTTGGCTTTGATTGTTCTAACAGAACTTCTCTATGCCGTTACATCCACAAGATTGTACAGCGTTTCCTCCAGTGGCGTTCATATTGATCTCGGATTGGTAACCCTTTCTGGGAACGTGAGTATTGCATCAAACGGAAAATCCATAGCCTTTGTTGACGGGGTGAATGGATATTATTACAGTGTTGCTGGCGGGTTACATCAATTTTCAGGCGACGGATGGTATCCTGCGAATACAGTGTGTTGCCAGGACGATTATTTCATATTCAACCGAAAGGGAACCGGTCAGTTTTTCTTTACTGGGATACTTGACGTTACCCTTGATCCTCTTGATTACGCTACAGCAGAGGCATCACCAGACAATACTTTAGCGATATTCTCAGACCAGAGTTCTATCTGGATATTTGGAGAGAAAAGTATTGAAATCTGGTATAATGACGGCATTACTCCCTGGGCAAGAATGCATGGCGCTTACATTGAGCGCGGAATATCGGCACCTTACAGTGGCGTTAAGATGGACAATAGCCTGTTTTTTGTTGGAGATAATGGTGTTGTCTACCGAACGTCAGGGTATAGCGTTGTACGTGTAAGTACTCACTCTATAGAGTATGAGTTTCTTCGTGGAAATACATCGAACGCGTATGCTTACTCATACTCTAATGAGGGTCATGTATTCTATGTTCTCACTATTCCAGACATAGAGAGGACGTGTGTTTATGATACTGCCACAGGGTTGTGGCATGAGCGTTCTCACTCCATCTATGGACGGCACAATGGAAAGTGCTATGTGAGATGCTACGGATTGCATCTTATTGGCGATTTCCAGAACGGGAATATCTCGTCATTGGATATGCAAGCTTATACGGATAATGGAACGACGATCATTCGGGAAGCTGTTGCGCCAGTTATTCATCGCATGATGAATAGAGTGTCCATGAATGAGTTCACTATGGATGTATCCTTTGAACTCCAAGGGGTAAACGATGGCTCGCATTTCGAGTTTGAAGATTGGAGTGGATATCTTTTGCTTGAGGATGGGAACGAACTCCTTGCGAGTACGTCGAGTGATGATGGAATAAATTTAACACCAACCATAGGATTTCAATGGTCAGATGATGGAACTTTCTCCTGGTCAAAGATTCGAACAAAAGAGTTCTCCTCTGTTGACGGGAGGATAAAACTTGTTCGATGGTTTTCATTGGGGCAATTTATTCAACGACATATTAAGATAACCGTATCAGATTCCGGCCCTATTACAGTCGCAGGGGCATACACTAAATTAGTTCAAGATGACAATTGAGGCTTATAATGGGATTTCAATTATAGCCCCACTCAGCATGCCTATTGTTGATCCAACGACAGGCATGCCTTCAAAGGCTTTCTCCGACTTCATCTTTAATATGAGCTTGTATGCTTCGCAGACAGCGGGGAATACAACTAATATATCAAATGTTGATAACTCTGTTGGAGCTCTGACGATTACGACGGGAAATCTTAGCAATACGGTAGGTGACATTACAACAACATTTACGAACGATATAACAAATATTGGTAATGCGATAACGACGACCAATACAGCGGTAACGAATCTAACCGAGACGGTAGCGGGGAATACCGCGGCCCTCTCTATTGAATCTGATGCACGAGCTACGGCTGATATAGCTATTGCTGGGACGGTAACAACAATAACGGCGACTGTAAATAACCCAACGACTGGACTTGCTGCCGCACAGACAAAGATAACGACTGAAATATCCGCAAGGGCCAGTGCTGACACTGCTATTGCAGCATCAGTCACAACGCTATCAGCGCAAGTAAATGACGTGTCAACAGGCTTGCCGAAGACTAGAGCAGATATCGCGACTGAAATATCCGCAAGGGCCAGTGCTGACACTGCTATTGCAGCATCAGTAACAACGCTGTCGACAACGGTCGCCTCTCATACAACAAGCATAACCGAATTTTCGGCATCCATAGACGGAATGGAGGGACGTTGGGGTGTTGTTGTTAATGGTGATGGGCATGTGACGGGGATTCAGCTTATTGGGAGTCCAACAGGAGGCACGTTCATTATTGATGCGGACGTTATCATTAACGGATCTTTAACAACTTCGAAAATTGCTAACAATGCCGTGAGTTATCCTATAACGGCAACAGTACCGTCAACAGGGTATAGTTATGGCCCAGCTACTCTATGCTCATTCACTGTAACAACAAATGCTGCAGGGTTCATTTTTGCCATTGTCTCGATTGAGCAAAACTTTTCAGCACTTACAGGTGCTAATTGGGCTTATACCTTAAGAATAGACGGTACAATTGTCGCTTCTAATTGGGGTACAGTTCCGGGTGACAGTGTCTGTATAAGTGGGTCGAAAACGGTCTCAGGTGCCGGGACGTACACCGTAGTTCTTCAGGCTCAAACAGGGCCTTACGTTTCGATTCAGGGAGGAAATATTACTGCAATGGGATTTGTGAAATGAAATATTCAATCTACGATACATCCGGAAAGGTCCTCTGGGTCATAGACTGCCATCCAGATCATATAGAAAGCCAAGTACAAGATGGTGTATTGAGATATGTCGAAGGAGATTATCTGGAACATCAAATAAGTAATGGGAGAGCATGTCTACTCCCGGTTAAGCCATCACAGTTTCATGAATGGGACTATGAGGGAAGGTGTTGGACGGTTGATGAAGCAGCAGTCGCCATAATCATTCGTAAGAAAAGAGCAGAACTTATTTCCGCGTCAGACTGGACACAAGGGAAAGATATTTCTGATGATGTGTCAAAGAGATGGGTCGGTTATAGGCAATCTCTTAGAGATATAACCACTCAAAAAGGCTTCCCCTTGGTTATCACTTGGCCTGAAATCCCCGCATGATATAATAGGCCGTTTTTTCCCCAGGCAACACTCTCGATATTCAGTTATGAACGTATCAAGAGCAATATAAAAAGGTACCGCAAGTATGGAAGAATCTCCTATAGGCATGGAATGTCTATCAAACATAAATGATATATCCGTAGCTAAACGAGAAGCAATCCTCATTCTTGAAGCAGAGATGATGAAGCTTGAGCAAGTAAAAATAGAGACTTTTCACCATTTCTCTGAAGGAATATATGTCAGAGAGATAAGAGTGCCTGCAGGGGTACTTATCACAGGGAAAATTCACAAGTACAAAACTCTAAACATGCTGGTTTCCGGCAAGATGAGAATAGTGACGGAAGACGTCGATGTCATTGTCACAGCTCCACAGACGTTCATTTCTTTGCCGGGGATAAAAAAGCTCGGGTATGCCATAGAAGACTCAGTGTTCCTTAACGTTTTGGCTACTGATCTAACGGATATAGGAGAGATTGAAAAGCACTTTGTAACTAATGACTATAACGAGATTAACCCACAGGAGGATAAGACATGGCTTTTGTCGTAGCAGCAATAGTAACGGCTGGAGTCATAGGCGCCGGAGCGACAATATACGCAGCAAACAAACAAATCGATGCCTCGGCAAATGCTTCTAATGCACAGATTACCGCGAACGATAAAGCGATAGCTTTGCAGCAGCAAGAGTATGCCGACACGGTTGCCAGAAATAAGCCATGGTACGATGCGGGGACAACGGCACTAACGAAACTGCAAGCAGGAGTATCCAGCGGAGCTTACGATCCCGGAGTGTTCACGCCGACGGTGCAAAGCGATACCCCGTTCGTTGCTCCTACGAATACCGTGAAAGGATTTACCTCTCCTGTTCAACCGATGGCGGCATTTGCTCCAACCACTCCAGTAATGGGACAGTTTTCACAAACAAATGATCCAGGAGTCTTGAATACAAGCAGTATTCCTGATCCGGGAACATTCTCAGGAAAGGTTGACCTTAATGCAGATCCCGGATACCAGTTCAGGCAGCAACAAGGGCAACTTGCTCTTGACAAAACAGCGGCAGCGAGAGGACTTGTAGAATCAGGATCACAGCAGAAGGCTATAGCGGGGTATTCTCAGGGACTGGCGTCTCAGGAATACCAGAACGCGTACAACAGGGCATATACAGAGTACGGCACTACCGTTGATCAGTACGGAAGAAAGGTTGGCGCAATGACCGCGGACTATAATTCCAAAGTTAACCAACAAAATATGCTGTACAACGAAGCTATTCAGGCGTACAACGCGAATCTGAATCAAAATAATTTGGCATATAACCACGAAAACACGACGTATAATACGAACCTTTCCGCGAATAATCAGAATTTCAATCAAGGACTTCAGGAGTATAATGCTAACCTTGCTGGACAGGGGCAAAATTATAACGAGGCATTATCGACGTATAATACAAACCTGTCGCAACAACAGCAACTATACAATCAACAACTCCAAGAATTTTCGACAAATGCGGCTTCCAAGAACCAGAACTATAACAACCTTCTAACATTATCAAATGTTGGGCAGATAGCCGCAGGACAGATAAATAATACGAATGCGAATACAACAAACGCCACAAGTAACTTGCTGGCTTCCAATGGGAACTCTCTTGCAAATATGTTCACAGGACAAGCCGCGGCCACGTCGGCAGGTGTCGGCGGTGTAGCGACATCATTAAACCAAGGGCTGCAGAACTATCTCCTGTCAAATTATTTGAAAAATAAGGTCTCCTAATCGAAAACCAATTTAATACGACAAAACATGCCGGCGAACCAGTATGGAATAGATATGGGGGAGGTTGTAAACGCCAATCATCTCTACCAAGACGATCAAATGAAACAGCAGGTTCTTAATGCTGCGAACAGCCGACAAAACTTGTTATGGAAATACGGAGATGCCGCTTCAACAGGAGATTCTGATGCTGTTAAAGCGTTTGCTATGCATTTCCCAAAGGAAGCACAAGAGGCGTTTGGCGCACTCAAAACAATGGATGATAATACGCTACAACAGGTCGCGCAAGCGAATGATTTCATGGGATCAGTGTCATTTCAGCTTCTTCATACCCCGTCGGAGAAGCAAGAGGATCTATATCAGTCAATAAAAGCACAGATGCCTCCTTCTGTTCAATCGAAATTTCCTCAGAATTATGATGAGGATTGGGCGCAAACTCGACTTCACCTTGCCACAGGCACGAAAGCCTTGATTGATCAGGAGTTCAAGACCAGCGAAAGACAGGACACAGAAGACTTTAATGCAAACCAGAACGCATTGACAAGGCAAAATAGAGTGAAAATAGCTCAAACCCGTGCTGGAGGAGATGGTGCCGATGGGTCAACAAGAGTAACGACACAGGATTTGAGTGCAGCAACACACGCCGCAAACGGCCTTGTTGGTGGCACTGATAAGTATGATGATGGGGGGACGAAAACCGGGACTGACTCTGCAAAGATGGCTCAATCTACCGCAATCATAAAGACTGCTGTTGATTTGAGGGCTCAAGGGGGGAACAAGAAACCTTTAGTCTATTATGTCGGGTTGGCGAATCAGCAGATTAATGGTGGTGGAGTGGCATCGCCTTCAAAAAATGTGACACCTATGCCGGCAAAATCTCAGGTAAAAAGTGGATCCCTCCCAGCGATAGGGAGTACTTACAAGGGGAAAACTGTATCGAATACAGGGATACAGAATTCGACAGGGAAGAGAGTTATTCAATATTCAGACGGGAGCAGTGAATATGCAGATCAACCCTAATGATATTACTTGGGATTCTGCTCCACCAAGATCAACACTTGACAATGCGCTCATAGCTCAAGAGAGCGGGGGAAATTGGGGAGTAAGCAGATCAGACAGCAAGGCTACAGGGGGTTATCAGATAACCCCTGTTTATTTACAGGACGGGAATAAGTTTGCCGGAACGTCATTCACGCTGAATGATATGCACGATCCGGAGAAAGCTCAGGTTATCAAAGATGCTTGGGAGGGTCATTATTACACTCAGTTTGAGAATGAGAATGGACGGCAGCCTTCGGATAGGGAAAAGGCAATGATGCATCATGGAGGCCCCGGAGGATGGAAGCAGCCTGACGCAAGAGATTCCCTTGGTGTATCAAATTCTGAATACGCTGATCAGGTTTTGGGTCGGATGAATGGCGTTAAGAGTAATCTTAAGATAGATCCTAACGACATTACTTGGGATAAACCATTAAAAATAGATCCTAACGACATTACTTGGGATAAACCAAAGACAACTCCAAAACAGCCAGGTCTTTTAGATCAGGCGGGAAGTTTTCTCTCAAGTGCAGCGAAGCATGTCGGGGACACAGCAAACAACGTAGGGGATGCCATAGGACGGGCCGTGAACATCGGTGAGCAGACGCTAACGGACGGCATTGATAAAGTTACAGGTTCGTTTGGAAATGCTGCCGCGGGGGCTGAAAACATGTTTTCTGGCGCAATGGCTCCGGAGCTTGTTGTGAAGCCTGTTCTATACCAGAAACGGGATATCGGTCAGGATATTCAAGCGGTTCAGTCAGCATTTAAGGGCAATCCGGGAGAAGATAGCCCATTAGTAGCAGCGGGGAAGGTTGTCCAGAACATACCGTTTTATGTGGATACGGCGAGAACGCAAGGAGCTCAGTTTCTTTCCGGATTATTACAAGAGGCGGTAAAGAATTCGGGGCCTAATGATCCTGAGTGGTTAAAGAAGTTAGTTACTGATGGGGCTTATTCATTAAGCCAGTATAGCCCTACTCCTGAAGGGTTCCAGAAGCCAAGAGAAACACCTATCAATGCGTCGAAGGGGAGCTTAGCTGGAGCCATTAAGGATTTCGGGCCTTATGTACCGTCTCTTGCTGTTGGTATCGTAAACCCTGTTGCTGGTGCAGTAATGGCTGGGATGCAAACAGCAGGAGATCAGTACCAGCAGGACATCAATTCAGCCGTTTCAAACGATATGGCTCTTAAACATGCCGGTGTTTCGGGCATGTCTCAGACCGCTTTGTTCAGTCTCCCTGTTCACAAGATACTTGGCCCGCTTATGGCTCCTGAACTCAACTTGATTCAGAGAACTTTGGGCGGAGCTGTTTCTGGTGAGATGCTTGGAAAATTCTCGCAGGCGATGCAGATAGGTATTGATAAGGGTACCGTCAATCCGAACATAACCTTCGGGCAAGCATGGGATCAGTGGAGCAAAGAAGGTAACGGTGCTGGAGCGGTCGTTGGCGGTCTGTTAGGTGCAGCAGCTCATCCATTCGTATATCGTGAAACGACCTACACACCTTATGATAGAAGCACACTCAAGAACCCTGCACTTCCAGAGGATGGAACGCAGCCGCCAGCTCCACCAATAATAAGGGGTGAACTCCCTCCGGGGTCTGGCGGGAAACTGCAACATGAATATGGAGCTGCACCTGTTCCACCACAAGAACAGACGGCTCCTGCACCAGTACAAAAGAGTATGATTGATCTTGTCAATGAGAAGTTGGCTGCAAGAGGATTACCACCAGCAACACACGAGCAGCTTTCTCCATTCGTTGAGCAACTCATACGACAGGACCAGCCATATACCCCAGCGCAGTTGCCGGAGGTTACACAGAACATCCCTGAAACATCCCCAAACTATCCTCAAATTATCCCTGAACAGCCGGTACCTGTTGAAACTCAGGTAAATTCACCGGAATTGGTGAACAAATCAGCAGAAATACAGCAAGAAGTACCGGTAAATTTACCGGAACTGGTGAATAAGTCATTGCCGGAACTTGAGAAGCTTTATTCCGAAAAGAAGAGTGAAGAATCACAAGGAGACTTATCTGTATTTGGTACTCAAGAAAGACTTGACGCATACAATAAGGCGCTCCGAATGCGTGACTCTTATGATGAAGAAAGATCAAAAAAAGGAGATGATCTTGTCCAAGAAATAGAGTCCAACCTTACCGAAGATCAGAGAAATAAATTATTTCTTGTCGGATATTCTTATACATCAGATGACATTAAGGCACTTATTGATGCGGCAGGTCAACTTGATTTCAGCTCACCTGAAGCACTCGGAGCATCATTAAGATATGCTGTCACAAAAATAGGGAAGCCTACCTCTGTTGAAAAAATGGATAGTACACAGTTAGAGGCTTATTACCAGTTTAAGACAGCCGAAGCAGAAGTTCAGAAAAGGGGGTGGGACTCTTCGATAGTATCAAAACACGCGATTGAAGGAGCGGCTTCAAGGTTTACTGATCCACAAGATGCGGAGTTCATGCTTCAGCAGTTCATCAAGCCATCGGCAAAACAAGCTGAAATTATTCCTAAAATTATTCCTGAAAATATTCAGTGGGATGAGGCATCTCCTGATCTTCAACCAAAGGCAGAAGATTCCATTAAATCGGCGCCTGAAACTGTCACTGACCAAGCCCGCAAGCAAGAGATATTGAACAGCATCCGTGAAGGTGAAATGCTCATCGAGAGTGGGAAAAGTATAAGCGGAGAGCCTCTTTCTGATGCGATGAAAGCATCTATTCGACGCAGTATTGCCAATGCGAAATCTAAGATAGGACAGAGTGATGGCGGTACTCTTCATCTACCGGGAAGCACACCAGTTCTTGAGGAAGAACCTGTAACGAATGGAGTAAAAAACATCATCAAAGGCGGAGAGACTGATCTTATCGCCAATGGTAAAGAGTATGGAAAAGGACAATACGCCCTCATCGAGAAAGGGGATATTGTTGCCTCTCACTACCCTGATTCATTCAAGGAAAACAAGAGTTATCCGCAGGAGAGACAGAATAGAGACTATACCAGTCTTGAAGTAAGAGGGAAGGCTGAGGATATTATCAAGGGAATTACTGATAAAGGGTTCAAGGAGATATTACAGCAGGGATATGCTTCAGATTCGGGGATCCCTGTTGTAAATAATGCGGGTGAAGTCTTGTCAGGAAATAACAGGACGTTTGCTATCCTTCGTGATTACCAGAAGTATCATAACGCACTGAAAGGGACAAACCTTGCTCAGTTTGGTCTACATCCTAATGACCTTGCAGGGATGAAAGAACCAGTTCTTGTCAGGTCTATGACTGATAAAGGGAAAGAACCTGACTTTGTTATTGACTCCAATGTTCAGCAGGTAAAAGGATTGACTTCTTCGGAGATACAGAAACACTACACTGCACTACCTGACAAAAACAAGGCCGATGCGCGAAAAGCGATATCCGGTATTTATGAAGAGTTCAATAAAAGTGGAGACGCAAAGATCAATACCTTTCTTGGGAATCTTCGAGTCTCAGAGTTGCCAACAGTAACCCTCCGACAGCTCCAAGAATCTCAAGTCTTGAGCCCATCAGATATTCAAAGAAATTCGTTAACCAGTGTCGGAATTGAAAAGATAAAGATACTGGCTTTAACGCTTCTGAATGAAGACATGAGAGTATCGTCACCTGCTCTTGATTATTTGACTGAATCGAAAGAAGGGAATGCAAATCTTGATAGAAAGTTTGATGCGGCAATAGGCGATCTGTTCAGAATGAAGGATGAACAGCCTGAAGAGTACAAATCTGAGATGGAAGACCTTGGGAAAGCTCTTGTCCGAGTGATCGACTTTATAAACCATCCTGACCAGTATAAAGCGCAAACGAGAGAGTTATCCTTGAGTAAGGCCGCAAGAGGCGTTTCAGTGACTGACGAACCGTTGAGCAAAAACGCTGAAACATATCTTAGAGCACTGGCTTCTCCAACGCTTAACTCCTTTAAAAATCTTGTTGGCGATAAGGTAAGTATGCAAGAGGATTTGTTTTCTGGCTCTTCCGGCAACGCGATGTCAGGAAAGAAGTCTAAAATATTCTCGAAAGACAGACCCCCTGAAGCGGCCCAGGGTGATGAGGCTCCTGAGACAGCAAAGGACGCGTTTGATGCAAGGAAAGAACTTCACGCCAACACAACCAAGATTATTTCAAAAGATTCAACGGGGAATCGGTGGGTACCTCTTGATGATGTTATGCGATGGCTTATCCCTGCGTCCCGGTCTATTGATGCAAGAGAAACTGCGCTAACGATACGGCAGCACGCCGCTGAAATGGCTCATAAACAGAGCGTAGCCGTACATCAGACGAAGGCGATTGTAAATGCGTTCTGGAAGATTTCTCCGCAAGCAAGATTACAGTTCATTTTCGACATGGAATCTGGTCGGAAACAGCCGAACAGTGCTCTACAAGAGATGGCCGACACCATGCGGAAGATGATTGATAGTCGAAGGCTTGAGATTCAGAAACTTGGCAACGGGAAACTTGACCAGTACATTGAGGACTACTTTCCGCATATCTGGAAGAATCCAGAAAAAAACGGATTTTTTAACAGAAGGCCCATTGAGGGCAGCAAGAGTTTTCTGAAACAGCGGTCAATACCAACAGTTGAGGACGGTTTGAAGTGGCGTGTTTACTCCAAAGATGGAGACATGCTTAAATCTTTTTCGGGTGAGACGGATGCGAGAGCGTTCGAAGAGAAACTCACTGATGCAGGCATAAAAGAACCTTTGGAACTCGTCACGAACAACCCAATGGAGTTGGTCTTGCTGAAGTCCTATGAGATGGACAGGTACTTGTTCGGGCAGAAGCTCATGACGGAACTTAAGGATAGAGGGCTACTGAAGTTTGTTTATGCATCAAGTAAGCCTGAAGAAGGGATGGTTCCTATAGACGATAGGTCAGCCGTTGTTTACGCTCCGCCAGAGATTGACATAGAGGAGGCTTATGATGAGAAGCTGATGCAGGGTTTAATGGATTTCTCGAAATCACTTGGCATTGATGTTCAGAGAAAGGTAAAAATTGGTGGTGATGCTTGGGGTCGTGCTTATGGAGATAAAAAGATTGTTACGAAGTTTGCTGGCCCTGAAACGGTTCTTGAGCATGAAATAGGGCACATTATTGATAATCGGTACGGTTTGTTTGATTACTTGCAGAAAAGTAATCCTGATCCTGTAGAGAGAAAAGAGATAACAAAAGAACTCAGGGATCTTGCTGACATGCGATACGAGGGGAATGACTCTAATAAAGTTGATGACTCCTTTAAGAAATACGTTAGGAGAGGGTCTGAAAAAGCAGCGAACCTTGTGCATGCTTACCTTTACGCTCGTGACAGAATGAGAGATGTAGCACCAAATACATTTAAAGCTTTTGAAAGATTCCTCAAGATATATCCAGAATTATCAGGTCTTAAAGATATAAAACCATCTCTTGTCCTTGGAACCAGTACCGGAAAACTGAAAATACCTGGCGTTACAATCCTTGGCCGTTACCACGCTCAAGAAGCCGTTGCTACTATTCTTAACAACCATCTTTCTCCCGGTCTGAACGGGAAATGGTACTATGAGATGCTCCGCCAGCCGGGGAACCTTCTCAATCAGGCGCAACTTGGTTTGTCCGCGTTCCACTTGACCTTCACGGCTATGGATTCCACTATTTCAAAGGTAGCTCTCGGAATCGAAAAGGTCTCTCAAGGAAAGATCGGTAGTGGACTTTCTGATATGGCGAAAGGTGTTGTTCCTTTATATGCCCCTATTACCAATATTTTGATAGGAGATAAGCTTGTTAAACTTTATCGAGAATCCCATGAGAACTTCATTAAGGGTGATAAGGATTTACAGGCAATGGTCGAGGGTATTATTTCTGCTGGTGGCAGGGTGACGATGGATCAGGTTTATAAGAACTCTTCTGTTGAGAATTTCCGAAATGCGTGGCGGAATGTAAAAGAAGGCCCTGTTGATCTTCGGTATTCTTCCGCTGGTTCCGCGGTCTGGCACGCCCTTGGCGCGGTCATGGAGAAGGCATCGTCCCCTATCATGGAATACATGGTTCCTCGTATGAAGCTTGGGGTATTTGCTGATATGGCAAAGAACCAGATTGAACGGTTAGGGCCGGACGCAAATCATGAGGAGGTAAGGGATGCGCTTGCGAAGGTATGGGATTCAGTGGATAACAGACTTGGACAGGTCGTTTATGATAATCTGTTCTGGCATAGAACCATGAAGGATATCGGGATGATAAGCGTTCGTTCACTCGGATGGAATCTTGGAACATTCCGTGAACTTGGCGGCGGAGGAGCTGATGTTTTAAATGCATACAAGAGAGTCAAGGACGGCGACTCATTCATGACGCATAGATTATCTTATCTTTTAGCTCTTCCTGCCGTGACGGCTCTGTATGGGGCATTGTACCAGTATCTTGCTACAGGTGAAGGGCCGCAGGAACTGAGAGACTATTTCTTTCCGAAAACAGGCAAGAGACTGCCAAACGGAAACAAAGAACGTATATCTATTCCGGGGTATATGCCAGATGTTTATAAGTTTTCATCAAAACCTTTTGATACGATTTTACATAAGCAGTCGCCGTTGATCTCTATGACCGCTGACATGATAAGGAATAAGGATTTTTACGGAGTAACGATTATGAATGAAGATGACCCTGTAATATCTAAACTCATTTCAGAGGGAAAGTATATCGGCAAGCAGTTCCTTCCGTTCAGTGTTCGTAATGCTCAACAAGCCAAAGATAACGGCGGAGAATTCGGCTCAATGGCTCGTGGGTTTGTAGGATTAAGCAATGCTCCCGCCAGTATCGTAAACACGAAGGCTGAAAACATGATGGCGGAATACGGACGGCAGAACATGCCTGCAGGGTCAAGGACGCAAGAGCAGGCCGACAAGTCAAAACTTACAGGACAGCTTCGGAATGCGTTGTACTTAGCGAAGGAGAGTAAAGACCCTGATGCGACAACTGAGGCAAATCAGAAAATATTTACCGCAATGAAAACCGGAGAAATTACTCAGGTGCAAGAAAAACGGATTCTATCTGGATCAGGAATTGATCCCGAAGCGTATCACTTCAAGGGCCTCCACGCAGATCAAGCTATGAAGGTCTATGAGGCCGGCACTGATGAAGAGAAAGGTCTATTCAGACCTATTATGATCAAAAAGATGCAATCGGCATGGCGGAATAATCCTGAAGAGAGGACTGCCATTTCAGATTTTATGACGAAATATGGACTTCGAGTGAATAAATAGTCCGTTTTAATGATTGATTTCCGGCGGTATGATGTAAGAAATTAAATCATACCGCATGGCACAGGTTAACAAGACGATATCGCAACTTACTCCTCTCGCTCCCGGGCTTGTTGCTGGTAATGACCTACTTCTCATCGTTGATGTCAGTGAGTCACTCCCGGCCAATAAGAACAAAGTGATTACCACATCAGATCTTTCTACGATATTTAAAGGATCATCCGGCTCGGCTGCTACAGTGTCAGTTGGGACGGTTACTACTGGTGCTGCCGGGAGCTCTGTCATTGTTACGAATGTCGGATCTTCGTCTGCTGCCACACTTAACTTCACGATACCGAAGGGAGATACCGGATCATCCGGCTCGGCTGCTACAGTGTCAGTTGGGACGGTTACTACTGGTGCTGCCGGGAGCTCTGTCATTGTTACGAATGTCGGATCTTCGTCTGCTGCCATACTTAACTTCACGATACCGAAGGGTTCCGATGGAGCAGGGAGCGGTACCGTTACTAATGTTACTGGTACGGCACCTATATCTGTAGTAACGGGGACAAGCACGCCGGTAATAAGCCTTCCTCCCGCCACAGGATCGGTGGATGGGTATCTATCACACACCGACTGGAACACGTTTAACGGGAAGCAGCCCGCGGGAACATACGCAACGGGCTCGGGAACATGCAGCGGCACGAATACCGGAGATCAAACCCTATCGGGATTAGGCGGTGTCGCTATGGGAGGTCTTGCTGGGGGTCAAATCATCAAAGGTGGGATAGGCGTAACCGACGCGCTGTCGCTCATTGGTACATCTGGTAATGGCGTGGCCACTGTGCCAGCGTTTAATTTTAACGTTGGAAATAACGGTTCAATTAATGCCATAACTATTTTGAATAATGGCAACGTCAGCCTTGGTCCTACCAGCTTTAGCGCGAAGTTCAATATTGATAATAGTTCAGGTGCAGTTGGCTCCATAATGACTGATTTAATTGGGATATCGGAAGTTTACACCGGCACCCAAGGAAGTATGCCGTATAATCCGGCAGGAACACTTTTAAGATTAACTACAAATAATACCTCCAGTGGAAAGTTAGGGGCTTTAATAACGTTCAATGCATACAACAATACTTCGACCACTGGAGCATATTTTGGAGCCGCAGCAGGGGACACTATAAATGGTTCAGCAAATTTAGTTTTTGGCCGCAGGAATAGCGCACTCGTGTGGTCAGAAACTATGAGGATTGATCTGAATGGCAACGTCGGAATTGGTACAACTACACCAGGAGGTAAACTCGATGTTAAAGGGGTAGGAACAACAACAGGGGTAACGCTTCAGACCAAGGATTCAAATGACGTAGTCAAGTTTCAGGTACTTGACAACGGCAATATATCAATGACGGGAGCGATAACAGCACTCCGTGAGACGAGAGTCACGATGGGTGCTAATGACATTAACCTATCGTTGGGTAATGTCTTCACGAAGACAATATCAGGAGCTACAACATTAACTCTTAGTAATGTCTCATCATCAGGGGTTGTGAATGAGTTTATCCTTGATATAACGAACGGCGGAGCTTACACCGTTACATGGTTCTCAGGGGTCAAATGGTCTGGTGGTACAGCTCCAACATTAACAACTTCAGGGAGAGATCTTGTGGATTTCATATCGCATGATGGGGGTGCGACATGGAGCGGAGTTGTAAACAAGGACATGAAATGAGTATAAGGGACATTATAATGCTCATGAACAATAGCATTGTTCATGGTTCCGTAACATATACAGCCTCTGCATTTTGGACATGCCCTATTGGCGTAACGTCGTTACGTGTACAGCTATGGGGTACGGGAGGAGGAGGTGGTGCTGGTAACGGTGCTCAGGGCGGCCGTGGCGGTGGCGGCGGAGCGTACTCCGAATCCACAGTAGCAGTAATACCCGGGAACAACTATTATGTATCAGTATCGGCACCGGGAGCAGCATCAGGTTATAATGGGGCTGATGGTGACGATACAGTGTTTGGCGCCTCAATGGTAAAAGCTGCTGGCGGTAAAGGCGGGTCTTTCGGAGTGAATTCGTCTTATGGGGGATCTGGGGGATTAGCCTCTTCCTCGATAGGAACGATTACATATTCCGGAGGTAATGGTGGAGACTTCGACTCGGGAAATCCAACATTAGGAGGCGGTCAAGGCGGTGGTGCTGGGTCATCAGGAAATGGATATGCCGCTAATCTATCAGTAAACGGATCTCCTGGTGCTGGTATCTCTCCACCCAATTCAGGCGGTCAAGGCGGCAACAGTACTCATAATGGAAGCCCCGGATTTCCGGGGCAAGCAATTTTAACATGGTAATATGATCATGATTATAAACACAACCACAAAAGAACAAATTCAGGATTTTGAATTGCGAAGATTATTTCCGGAAACATCATTTCCGGAAAAGTTAAAAGACGAAGATATAGCGCCATTCGGGTACGCTATTGTCTTCACTGATGTAGAGAAACCAACGCCATCACTCTATCAGAAATTAGTGTCTGCATCAGCGCAGGTTATAGCTGGTAAGTATCAAGAGATATGGATTGTAGAGGATATGACAAGCGATGAAATACTCGCTGTTGATGCAAGAATACAGAGAGATATTATCAACACAACACAGTGCCGACTTGATGCTTTTGCACAATTGAGAGGGTACGACGGGATAATGAGTGCCTGCACGTATTCGGACAGCTCCATCCCTGCTTTTAGCACAGAGGGAAAGTATGCCGTGGTAGCAAGAGATACGACATGGGCAGCGTTATACACATTACTTGCGGACGTTGAAGCAGGTACAAAGCCTAAGCCTGTCGGGTATGAAGACGTAGAGGCACTTTTGCCAACACTAACATGGCCTTAGAAGAGGCCGCAAATAAAAAAAGAAAAATGGAACAGCCCATGACATGGATGCAACACCCTGACGTTGTTCAGGCGTTTATTGTCGGATTATTAAGCCTCTTGTCGTTGCTCATGACAGGTCTGGTAGGAGTAGTCATTATGTGGAGTAAATGGGTCAGTGACAACTTCAAGACCGCCGCAGACCAACATGAAAAACATGATGGCAGAATAGTCGCGGTAGAAACTAAAGTGTCTCGGCTTGAAGGAGCTCATGACACAAACCATCCAATTTTTGGAGCTCATCTATGATCAACAGCAGAAAGATTGAAGACCTCCACCCTCACGTACAACCGCTATGCGAAAATTTCTTGTCAGAATGCAAGAAGTCAGGCATTGATATACTGATTACCAGTACTTACAGGGATATCGAGA